GCGGGCTCTAGATTACCAATAGAAGGTGGAGAAGTGCGACTACTAAACGATGACGAAGTACTTGGGACTATAAAAAATCCTGAAGATGTTCTTCATCATATTTAAACATAGGAGGCACTATGCCAATTGAAGATAAAAAAAAAGAACCGATGATAGACGTAGGCGAAGAAGAAGGCGCTGAAGTTACATTGGACAACAACGAGCAGACGAAAGCCGTTGCAGAAGAGAAAAAGGAAGAGAAGATTGAAGTTGTACAAGAGGAAGAAAAACCTGTTGTAGAAGCAAAGGTTGAAAAACCTGTAGAGAAAAAAGACGAGTTAGAAGAGTATAGTGAAGGCGTTAAAAAACGTATTGCTAAACTAACTCAAAAAATGCGAGAAGCTGAAAGACAAAGAGAAGAAGCAGTATCTTATGCTCAATCAGTAAAAAGAGAAAAAGATCAAATTGAATCTAGAATATTAAAAACAGATCAAAGATATGTATCTGAATTTGAAACTAGAGTTAATTCTAGTTTAGCAAATGCTAAAATAGCTCTTAAATCAGCAATCGATAATCAAGACGTAGAAGCTCAAGTTAATGCACAGCAACAAATTGCTGAATTAACTATGGAAGCTGTAAGATTAAGAGCAATGAAAGTTGCTCAAGAAGAATCAACAGCTAGACAAAAAGAGGTTAATATTACGCCTCAACAAACTATGCAAACTGCACAAGTAGATCCTAAAGCAGAGGATTGGGCAGCAAGAAATAGTTGGTTTGGTCAAGATTCCGCAATGACTTATACTGCGTTTGATTTGCATAAAAAACTTGTAGAAGAAGAAGGTATAAATCCAAAAAGTGATGAATATTATGAGGAAATTGATAAAAGAATAAGACTTGAATTTCCCCACAAATTTGCTACAAAGGATTCAACTACAACTACGGAAAGAGCAAAACCTGCTCAAACTGTAGCTTCGGCTAATCGTCCTAGCCAATCAGGACGCAAAAAAACTGTAAAGCTCACACCTTCACAGGTAGCAATTGCTAAAAGATTAGGTGTGCCACTTGAAGAATATGCGAAACATTTAACCACGAAGGAGGTATAGGCATATGGAAAAAGATAAAAACATTAAGACTTCCCGTGCGAGCGAAACTAGGACTAAAACAGATAGACCTAAAGTTTGGACTCCACCATCATCTCTGGATGCACCACCTGCGCCAGACGGATTTAGACATAGATGGATAAGAGCCGAGAGCGTTGGCTTCGATGACACGAAGAACGTTTCAGGCAAATTGAGATCTGGTTGGGAATTTGTTAGAGCGGATGAATATCCGGACTCTAATTACCCAGCAGTCAAAGACGGAAAATACGCAGGAGTCATAGGAGTTGGCGGCCTATTGCTGGCTAGGATACCTGAAGAGATCGCAAAATCTCGCGAAGAGTACTTTGCAAAAAGAACTCAAGAACGAGAAGAAGCTATTGCAAACGATCCTTTTAAGGAACAGCACCCAAGTATGCCGATCAGCAAAGAGAGGCAAACTCGTGTAACTTTTGGTGGCTCAAAGAAAAACTAATTATTTAGTAATTCCTAACCACAAAGTTTAAAATAAACTTAAGGAGAAAATAAATATGGCAAACTCAACAGTGGCCTTCGGTTTTAGACCGTTAGGCAAACTTGGTGGGAACCCAGCTGCAGGCGGACAAGATCAATATGTGATCGTGGACAACTATAGCTCGTCTATTTATCAAGGAGACCTTGTTAAGCTAAACGTTACTGGTGGAGTTATCGTAGTTGATACTTCAGCTCTTACTAGTATTTTTGGTGTATTCAATGGTTGCTTGATAGAATCAGACCCATCAACTAAAAAACCAAAATGGTCAAATTTTTACTCACAAACGAATATCACACAAGGTGAAATTCAGGCGTATGTAATTAATGACCCTAACCAATTGTACCTTGTTAAATCTACAGGAACTGCTCTAGGAACTACTGCAGTTGGAGTAACTTTTAAACAAGTGTATGCAGCAGGTAATACCAACAATGGTATTTCTGGCGCTTACCTTGATTTAGGAACTTCAGCAGCGGCAAGTGGCGGGCAAGTGACAGTGGTGAATACTTCACCATTTGTAGGTAACGAAGAAGCTGTAACTAATGAAGATTTCATTGTTAGAGTTTCTAAAGGTACTCAATTACTATAACAGGAGAATATAAACTATGGCTATCTCAAGATCACAACTAGTTAAAGAACTAGAACCAGGTTTAAACGCTCTGTTTGGACTTGAATATAAACGTTATGACAGCGAGCATGAAGAAATCTTCATCAAAGAAACTTCTGACAGAGCTTTTGAAGAAGAAGTTATGTTATCAGGTTTCGGCAACGCTGCCATTAAAGCTGAAGGATCTGGTGTCAACTACGATCAGGCACAAGAAACTTTCACTGCTAGATATACGCACAACACTATAGCTCTTGCATTCGCGATCACTGAAGAAGCGATCGAGGATAACTTGTATGACAGACTAGCGTCTAGATATACAAAAGCATTAGCTAGATCTATGGCGAATACAAAGCAGGTAACTGCGGCTAACGTATTGAATAACGGATTCAGCACATCTTATTTAGGTGGTGACGGATCTCCTTTATTCTCTACGACTCACGCTACAATCTCTGGATCATTTAGAAACACGCTTGCAACACAAGCTGATTTAAATGAAACATCTTTAGAGCAGTCTTTGATTGACATCGCTGCTTTCACTGATGAAAGAGGTTTAAAAATTGCAGCTCAAGGAATGAAATTAATCATCCCTTCTGAACAGCAATTTACTGCAGACAGATTAATGTCTTCTGCTGGTAGAGTTGGAACAGCTGACAATGATATCAATGCAATCAAAAACATGGGAATGATTCCACAAGGTTATACTGTGAATCATTACTTAACTGATTCTGATGCATTCTTTATCATTACAGATGTACCAAATGGCTTAAAGTACTTCGAAAGATCACCGATTAGAACTTCTATGGAAGGTGACTTCGAAACTGGCAACGTAAGATATAAAGCTAGGGAAAGATACAGCTTCGGCTGGTCAGACCCAAGAGGCGCTTTCGGTTCATCAGGATCGTAAGAACTTTTATTATAGGGCGAGCTTGACTCGCCCTATAATTCATTATAAAAACATCCGTGAGAAGATGAAAATTTACCTAATAAAAATATTTACAAATAGCACTAAAATCCAATTTATATTGGAATCTGAACCTATAAATTCTACCGAATCTTTACATCAGAAAGTACTTGACTTTCTGGGAAAAACAAGTAAAGAGCAATTAGAAAAAATGATTAGTCATAAACAGATTAATAATTTTTTCTACATAACCTATGAGGAGGTTGAACGTGACATCATTGTCCCAATCACTTCTGGCCAAGAAAATAGACTTGGAATCACAGTGGAACAAGTCTTATCTTGAACAGGGAAAACTAACGACTGATATGCAGTGGTTAGACGTTGAGTTGAAGGAAGTTAAAAGACAAATTCTTCAACAGGATCTTGAAGCCGCTAGACAAGAAAATAACCTTGTTTTAAGCGAAGATGAGGATCCAGCATTTATAGCTAGCTAAACTAGTTATATAATTGGAATAAAAGTGAGAGAAACATAAGCCACCCCTTGCTCTTTCTGAAAAATTAAGCTATATTTATAGAACTATACATTAACATCTGATGTAGACGCGTATAGTCGACAGGCCTAATGACTACATTGGATTATTTAGGAGGATAATAATATGGCAAAAACTACATTTCAAGGAGTAGTAAGATCTTACGGCGGACAAAATAAAGAGTCTAACGTATTTCCAGGTACAGTTGTTCTTGCAGCTAAAGGAATTATAGATAGTTCTACATCTGTATATTCTGCAGTTACAGGAATTAACGGAGGAGCAATTGTTCTTCCAGCAGGAGCACAAATTACTGACGTTGTACACGCAGCAACAGGTGCAACTGATAAAGCATTAAATCTAGGAACTACTTCAACAGCAGCTCAAGCAGCTTCTACTTCAATCGCTAGTGCGTTAAGTGCTAACGGTGTTCAATCAGCTTTGGTTGGAAATGATTTAGGAACTTTTGCAACAACTCCACTTACAGTTAATTCAACTGTGTTTGGTGCTGGAACAGGAAGTTCTACAACTGCTTCTACTACATCTGTAATCATTTATTACGTAATTAGTGATAATGGTAAACCAGGTGAAGTTGGACCAGGAGCTTAATTAATTTTTTAATAGAGCTCCTTCGGGGGCTCTATTAATAT